CGACTTTGCCATTTTCGTTCGTTTAACTCTAGGCTAAATCCTTTGTAGTTATGCGTGACTTCTAATTCGTATGTATTAGAATGCTTAGACGGATGATTTGCTCCAATTTCGATATATGTTCCATTGGCACCTACTACTGAATATGCAAATATATCTTGTAGTGCTTGGGATCTAGTAATAATCATATTCTTGCGTCTTCCATACCAGCAACACGTAACTTAGTGATGTTAGTAATTTGCCATTGCTTTTGATCTAAACCTTTAGTAATGCCTAACCACTTGTTGCGTAACAAAGCAAATTCATTGATGATCTTTTCCATATCAACAACATCCGATTCACCGTCGACATATTTTTCACAATCTCTGCTACTTAATGCACGAGCGTAACCTTCTAAGTACTTTCTAAAAAAACTACTTTTAAGTCTACGCAATTCGATGTTGAGATATTCTAGTATGGCTTCAATCTCTTGAAGTTGACCAAATCTATGCTCGACAGTGCCGGGCATACTTGCGGCTGCTTTTTCTAAATTGCCGTAAAGACGGACTTCCTGACGTGCATCCTCTAATTCGTTTTCAAAAAAGAGAACAGCGTCAGGAATTTTTCCTATGTCCTTACTGACTTCATTATACCAGCCCATTAGTCCTCGTCATAGTCATAGTTTTCTGAACTGTAATCGAGATCTTCGTCTTCATCGCCATCGCTGTCATCGAGATAGTACTCAATAGCGGCGTCCAAATCTTCGTCGCCGCCCATTGCTGCCTTGAATACATGTTCTTGTACTCCGTTGTCAGCAAGAATATCAACATACTTGCCTGCAACAGTTTCAATGGCTTTTTTGTCGAAAAACTCTTTTAAGCCAGTCCAGATATCAATAATATTATCTTCAGTCAACATTTTCTAAAATTTCTCCAGTGTCTTGATCAATAGATGGAGTTGCGCCTTTGGCGGCAATAGTTTGATTGAACTCAAGCATGATCTTGTCTAGACCACCCTCTTCATTACGGTCCCATTCTTTACGATACATTTTAATTTCTGTACCATCTATTGACGTGTATTTAAGTCTATTGCCATCTTTTGTCAAAATACCTTTGGCTTCGCACAAGTCAACCATACCACTGTAAGGGCTCATACCTGTTTCATATGGAATCTCAACTTGTACACTTTCAAATGGCTTTGCATAACGAGTCTTCATAATCTTACAAGCCGCACGGATACCGTTAACAGTTGTAGTCTTATTGCCGTCTGCGTCAGTCTTTAACTTCAATTTACGCATAGCAATAACAATACTACTTGCATAAATGAAGCCTTGTCCACCTGAAATTTTGTCATCTGGATCGAACATGTCCTGACTTGCGTATGTGTGGTTAGTACAAACTAAACCAACATTGTAACTACCAAACATGTTTACACAGTTACGAACCAGTGATGTAAGTGCTTTAGGTTTACGGCCCATGTCACCTTTCATTTCGCCTGCTTCGAACTGATTAACGTCTGTAGGAGTCAACAACATACCCAATGAGTCAATGACAAATAATACTTTTGGACGAGTCGCTTCATCCATTGTTTTGTATTCTTTCATGAACTCGCTGATAGTCTTTGCTACATCATCGATCATAGCCATGTTAAGTTTCAACAACTTATCTTCGCTAGTATCAACGCCCAAAGCATGTAGCCATGCTTCGTCGAGAGCGTTTTCACTGTCAACTAACACAACATAAATGCCCTGTTGTTGTGCGGCTTTGATTAAGTTACCTGAACAGATATATGATTTACCTGCACCAGATTCGCCGGCAAGTACAGTAACTTTACCCAGTGGTACACCTTTGTTAAAGTCACTGCTGATTAGATAGTTTAAGGCATAATTGCCTGTGCTGATCCAGTCTGTGGGATCATTAAATCCAACGCCAAGCCCATCGATGCTTTTTGTTAGAGTCTTACGAAATTTTGATAAATCAAACGCTTTAGTTGCCATGTTAAGAGTCCAATTCCATTGATAGTGCTTCTTTGATTACTTCAATCAGTTCTGCTTCTGTACTGCACAAAATCTTACAGTTTTTCCATTCGTTGTCGCTGTCACGGCCGCCGACTTCAATCATGAAACCATTGTCGTAGCGATTAACAGTAAATGATTCATTTACCTTAGTAAGTTTGTTTAATTTTTTAGCCATAATTATTCTCCGTATAGTGGTGAGAAGTATAGAGGTGTTGCCTCTATACTTACTCTAATTGATTAAGACTTTTGACGATTGCGAATCATCGCAAGAATGTCTTCTGCACGACCACTACCATTTGCTGGAGCAGTTTGTGCTGGAGCCGCAGGGCGTGTTGCCGCTGGCTTGGCTGGAACATCATCTGGGTCAATGTTGTGATCTGCAACTGGCCCACTTGTGGCTTTGTTAGGATCACCAGTTACTTGTCCCATACCTGCTGGACGGAAGTACTGTCCCCAGGCTTCTTTGTCAAACGGCTCGCCGTTGACTGATGCTTCAAACATTTCTTTGATAACTCGAAGTTCTACATCTGTAGGCTTCTTAGGCAAGAAGTCTTGTAGGTTAAACAACCCATGTGCCTTGATACCATTTTGTTCTGTATCAGTAAGAGGACGCTCACGACGGCTCCACTTTGATGTAGAATAATCTGCGTATCCACCTTTGCTGGTCTTGACTAATTTAAAGTCAACGCCACGTGCTAGGTCAGTTGGCAATTCTTCCAACTCTGGATCAACCAATGCTGACTTGATCAATTGGAAAATCTGTGGGCCAATAATGAATCTACGGATTGGATTTTCTGGATGGCTTTCTTCTTTCAAGCCGTCTTCAACAACGAAGCCTTGGAAAATGTAACTACGTTTCTTCCAGTACTTACGACCTTGCTCTTCAAGACTCTTGTCTTTAAACCAACCGCGAACTTCTGAAAGGATCGGACAAGCCTCACCATACATTTCCATACATGGAACTTGTACTTGAACTTGTTTGTTGTCAGTCTCACCTTTGATACCTGCGAATGGCAGTTTAATCATTAGGCGCTCTGCCCAGAAAAATGTGTTGTTTGAGTCGCCATCCGGCAGGAATCGGACTGTGGATTCTTTACCTTGCTCTAGGTTCCAGAATGGATAGATTGCGTTGTCACCAACGGGGCGGTCTCCGCCATTTGAACGTGTTTCTTGTGCCTGTAGTTTTGCACGAATTTCTGCTAATGTGGCCATAATAGTTCTCCTTTTAATATGCCTATGTACTGCGTTTTTGCCTATATTTGTCTTACACCGTGTAAAACAAAAAGTGCATACATGTTATTGTACGCACTTTTATTTAGTAAAGCAAGACATTTCTTGCTTAAAACTGGTTTAATTTTGCCAGATTAATATTTCATTAATTCTTTAATACGGGCTAATTCTGGATTGACTGATTCGCCTGTATCAAAACCTTTGCGACCATCTTTGCCCATAGCACCGACCATGCCTCTGTCACTGCCGAAGAATGTGGCAGCAAACATCAATAGTATTGTACCAATGATTGCCATGAAACTACCACCAACAGTACCCCACATAGCAGATGCGCCTATAGCAGACCCGCCCAGACCCAGTGTATATAACAACTGTACCATCTTGCCCTGCCAGTTTCCTGCTAGGGCTTCGGCCATTTCTGTTTTGCCTTTCTTATTAACTATTTGATCGAAACCAAATGCTGTGGCAACTTTAATAGCGTTGTCTTTGTTGATTGCGAAATTGCCACCAGTAATTTGTTTAACTTTGTTAGCAATGTCATCTTGATTTTCAGCACCAACTACTTGCATGACTTTTGGCAAAATTTTAGCCTTAATCATGTCCATTAGTCCTTCGTTGATGTTTCCTTCTGTGCCTTCCATTCCTTCTTTAGCACAGTCTTTCATACCATGGACTTCGCACATTTCACCTGCTTCGGTCATATTGCACGACCCTTCTTCAACACCTTGTTGTTGTCTCTGGAATTTAATTTCGGTGTTGTTAGCCATTTGCTGTTTGAAGTTATCTACTGCACCACCTGGATCAGTTGAGCCAGGAGTTGTTGCAATAGGAGCACCTTCCCCTTTCATGCTGAGTTTTTCAACTACATAGTTGGCAAATTGACCTGCTTGCTGTCCAAACTTCTTTTCACATGCAATCTTAACACCTTCTTCACCACGTGGGAAAGTTCCAGTGTTACGATCATACATACTGGCAATAAATTCCACAACTTCTTGAGGAATTGCTTGTTGCTCTGCTTGCATCGCTGGCATGCTTTCTTCTTCTTGTTCAAATTCAGGTGTAGCAAGTTCATCTATTTGACTTTCAAAATCGTCAAACATATCTGAACCTTCTTCAACATCATCACACTCACACGGATCTTTGTGGCAAGTGTCACATTCAGCGGCTTCTGAAACTAAATCATCATAGGTCATGCCACGATCTTGCTTTTCTTTAACCAGTCGATACAAGTAAGGAAACACATCTGTGAGTTCTTCGTTGAATGTTTTAACAGTCAATGCATCTACCCATGTCTGCATTAGATCTTCAGGAACATCAATGTTCTCTGCGGGGCTAAAACTTTCTCTAAACGACTCATAATAGGATGCACGTTGTAGTGCGGCGATTTCTGTTTTGATTTGATCGATACGTTCGATCACTTGAGTGGTTACATCGTTCAATGCTTCTGCCATTACACCGCTACGGCTTGTGTAATTTTTAAACTGACGTAATTTTCCAATTTCTTCACTTAGACCAGTAATGTAGCCACCAATAGCATCATATGGATTACCACCGTTGGCAACGTGTGTGGCCATTGCACGAGCACCGTTCAAGTGACGTGTTGGATAACGGAAACGTTCACCGTTGGCGCTTTCAATATAGATGCTTTCAATCCGCTGTGTTCGACCAGCAGGATTTTCCATGTTGACTGGTTGACTGTGCCTAACAATAATCTTGGCCTCGCCCATGTCTTGGAAACTAGTTTTACTTGTTCCGAATAATCGTGATTCACTCATTTTATTTTCTCCGCTTTCCTTGCTTAGATATTTGTAATCTCTTTTGTCTAGTTGCGAACCTGCGTAAATCTTTTAAAAAATTAAACCAATTAGTTTTACCCACATCAGCATTGTCCAGCATATCTGCTGTGTAAATCACAGTTAAAGATTTCTGATCAAGTTTAATGTTGACTCTTCCAAGTACTTCTGATCCAATTTTAAAATTAAAGTCAAAAAATCGTGCTTTGTCCTCTTCATCGGTCAAGGCACCATTTTCATCACCAATTTTAATATCAGAAAATTGACTGCGAATTTTATTAAACAAATCGGTAGATATTGTACTTAGGTCTTTCATGTTAGTATTTAGTTAGAAACTACTGGAAATAAAGATAGGCATGGGCGGTTCAAAGTCGCCGTCATCATCCTCTAATCTGCCACTCATTAGATCAAATACACGCTGATCCCAGTCAGCCAACACTGCACTCATACGCACAGCCAACAATAATGCACTTACAAGGTCGTCAGTTTCGCCAGATTTTGCTTTAAAAGTGATGCCGTTGGCAATAAAAGCCTTGAGTTCTGATATCAGTACTTTGCTTTTAATTTTCATTTTTCCTGATTCTACCAAGTGTTTAAGTCTACTACAGGCTGATATCTTACTGCGATGTGTAGTATTGAATCCTTTGCGGAATTTACGCACATGCCCTTTACGTATAGGCTCAGCAATAAACATTCCGGGTATGTTTTCTTCACCCATATTTTTAATAACAATCAAGGCACTTTCTCCAAGAGTGTTGTTTTCTACACTCCAATAGATATTACTACCGTTGGTTGCTGGGCAACATTCTGCAATGTATTTGTTGATGTCTTTGAGAATTTTTATCTGCCCTTCTATGGCTGTTTGATTATGTTGCCATTCTGCAACTTGTTCCATACTGGGCAATTCAAACACTTGTATAGCGGCGTTGTTGCCACCAGTACCCAGAGCAGGATCTAAAGACACAACATAAATCATATCGTCTTTGGGTCGCTTGTACCAGCGACACTGTCCCATTTTCATAGAAGGTTCTATACCTTCCATTCCTGCAAGGCAAATACTGTTGATCAATGTTTCGTCAAAGATTAGGAATTCACAACCGTATTCTCGACGAAATCGTTCTTCACCAATGCGTCCAAGTTCTTGTTCTTTCCACTTTTCATCACGGTCGGGGTGTTCCCACCAATCTGCTTTATATCCATGGAATCCATTTATGCCTACATCAGTTTCATTGCCATAACTGTCAAATAATTTATTTGCTTCTTTCCAAATAATGGCAAATGTATCTTCGTCACTGTTGGGTGTGCTGGTGATAATTGCACGACCACCAGTGGCTAGTGTTGGCGAAATAGATGTCCAAAACTCTTCTGCAATATTAGGTTGCACAAATGCAAACTCATCGCAATATAATAAGGAAATTGACATACCACGACCAGTGTTGCCGGTAGTAGTTGCCGATACAATTCTTGATCCGTTGTCAAATTCAATACTCCCTTTGTTATAGTTAGTAACACCGCTACGTATGTAATCCGGGCACAACTCATAAGCATATCTTATGCGTTGCATAATTTCTTGTGAACCTGTATATTTGTGTGCGGCCACTAGAATGGTTTGGTCTGGGTGAAACATTGCGTACCACAACAAGTATCCAGCGGCGCAGGTAGTTTTGCCACTTTGTCGTGGCATCATGTTAATGTTGAATCGATAGTTGTGATAACTATCCATTAATCTCAATTGATATTCATATGGTTCAAACTTCATTTTACCTTTA